CAGTGCAGGTAGGCCGGGGTTTCGGCATTACGTAACGTGACGAATTGGAGACGATATGGCAGGCGCAAAACCAGGCCGTAAGCCAGACTCACACCCCGAAGAATCCCAACTCGTGGCCTTCCCTGAGCTAGGTTCATTCGTGCCGCAGGCTGCACCTCGCAAGCTCCGCACAGGACGACACACCGAGTCCATGAACAAAGCACTCGCGGCCGCCCGTGAGCACGATCTTGTTGATGACATCGATGACGGTCTTACGGCGGTGCTGCGCGCCGGTGCGTGGGCGCTCGACGAGATGGAGGCGACCGGATCACAGTACGGCCCATCAAAGCTGATCTCGCCTATGCTTGAAGCGTTAAGGGAAGCACACATGACACCAGACTCACGGCAGCTCGCTGCCGATGACGCGGTGACACAACTACTGCGGGAGTTCGCTGACGATGATGACAGCACAGCCACGGCACCACACACCGAGAACACCGGGGTCTAAGACACTCGGCGGCAAGTACGCCAAAATCGCCGCAGCCATGGGCCGCAAGCCCTACGAGTGGCAGCAGTGCGCCGCAGATGTCATCCTCGAATTGGACGACTACGGCCGACTGCGCTACCGCAACGTCTACATCTCGGTGCCTCGCCAGTGCGGCAAGACTGTCATGGCTATGGGTCTCGGCATGCTCCGCATGATGATGCAGGAGGAGGCTAAGGTGTGGTACACCGCCCAGACCGGGCAGGCCGCCCGCGAGCGCTGGCTCAAGGAGTGCGCCACGCCCGTATCTAACCGACTCGGACCACTCGCCGAGGTGCGCAAGGGCGCGGGCGATACACGCATGTGGCTCCCCCACAACTTCTCCGAGTTCCGCCCTATGCCACCTAACGCCGAGTACCTGCATGGTGAACAATCCGATCTCGTGATGGCTGATGAGGCATGGATTCACGATGACGCATCCGGGGCAGCCCTCATGCAAGCTGTCACACCGACGTTCCAGTCCCGCGCGGGCACCAAACTCGGCGTGCAAATGGTCAAACTGTCCACCATGGGCACCGCCGACTCGACGTGGTGGCACCAGGGCCTCGCGGAGGCTATCGCCGGGCAGCCCAACACGTGCGTCATCGACTACGGGATCCCGGATGACGTTGACCCTGATGATGTGGATACAGTCATCGCGTTCCACCCGCTCGGGCACAACCGGCCGATCGCCGAGTTCATCCGCGAGCAAGCAGACAACTTGAAAGGTGGGGAGTTCGCCCGCGCTTTCGGCAACCGCGCCACAGCGTCACGCGAACGAGTCATCCCCGCCGACGCATGGTCCGCCGCGCAGTCCCTCGACCCAATCCCGGCAGCTGCGCCAGTGGTGTTCGGCGCAGCTATCGACATCGAGCGCACCGAGACAGTCATTGCCGCGTGCGCTGTCGTAGACGGCACGCCCATGATCGAAGTGGTGGACCGTCGCCCCGGCACCTCATGGGCCGCCGACCGCATACAGCAACTCATTGCCGACCACGACGCGCCAGCACCTGTTATCGACCCGGTAGGCCCATCGGGCACGCTGCACGAAGAGTTGGTTGGGCGCGGGATTGACATGCCGGTATTCACGGTGCGTGACCTCACCCGCGCCAGCGCGAACTTCATGGACCGACTCACCCACACCGATAACGGTACCCTCGCGCCCACGGTGCGTATCCGCCCCGATGACGGGCTAGACGCAGCCGTTGAGGCAGTCGCCACCCGCAAGGTCGGCGACGCGTGGGCGTGGCAGCGCACGCCAGACGGGTCGATAGCCTCGCTTGAGGCCGCGACACTCGCACTGCACGCGGCAGCGCACAAACCTACCCCCGCTGTTACCCCCATGATTCTCAGCTAGAGCATTCATGGGGCATACTGGCCACATGCCAATATTCGATAAGCTAACCGCACCAATCGCGCGGGCCGTCACGGGGTCGATGCCGCTAGCATCACCGTGGCAGTCCGCGCACCCGCACCACTTGGACTCAATCGTCTATAACGACATATTCGGCAAGGCGACCCGCAGCGTGTCCCGCAAGGAGGCCGTGCAGATCCCAGCGCTGTCCCGCGCCCGCCTGCTCATCACCTCGACTATCCCCCGCCTGCCGCTCAAGGCGACCTACGTTGAGACTAGCGAGCCAGCCGTGGTGCCCTACTGGCTCAACTATTCCGAGGGCACCGTCACCCCGTTCCACCGCATGCTGTGGACCGTGGATGACTTATTCTTCTACGGGTGGTCACTATGGTCACTTGAGCGCGACCAGTCGTCTGGTGACATCACATCAGCCGCACGTATCCCCTACGACCGCTGGGGCTTCGACGACAACGGCAACATCAAAGTGGACGACAAACCAGTCTGGGACGATGACGTCATGCTCATCCCAGGCGTAAGTGAGGGCATCCTCACCTACGGCGCGGCCACCCTCGCCGAGGCTATCCACCTCGCTAACGCAGTGCAGAAAGCAGCCGAGACACCATCCGCGCACACCGAGCTGCACCAAACCAACGATGCCCCGATGACCGAAGATGAAGTGCGCGCACTCATCAACTCATGGGCCGCCGCCCGTAGGGGTGAGAACGGCGGCGTGGCATTCACCTCCGCAGGCATCGAAGTGCGCGAACACGGAGCGCCATCTGAGCACCTACTCATCAACGCCCGCAACGCAGTATCGGTGGACGTGGCGCGCCACGCAGGCATCCCAGCATCAATGGTTGACGCATACCTGTCAGGCAGCTCAATCTCATACGCGAACACATCCGCCCGCATGGCTGAACTCATCACTTTCGGGCTAAGCCCACTTATGAACTCAGTCACAGCTAGACTGAGCCAAGACGACATCACACCGCACGGCGTGGCAATCGAATACGACACGACAACGGTCGTTGACCAACTACGACCATTCGACCGCCGCCAGCCGGAAGACGACAACATGGAGGAAACCAACAATGAGTAACGCATACAAGTGCGACCACGACATTCTGACATCCAATGATGACGGACGCCGCCAGGGCCTCATCAAGCGGATCTACATCCACACGTTCGAGGGCAGCGACCTCGACGCGGTGGCGATGGCCCGCTATCAACTCTCACCCGCAGCCGGTGGCTCATACCACATGGTCATCGACCTCGACGGTATGACAGCCCGCGAAAACGATGACGAATACATCCCGTGGTCTGCCGGGTGGACAGCTAACCGAGACGGTATCCACATCTCGCTGGCAGGACGCGCAGCGTTTAGCCGAGAGTTCTGGCTCGCGCGCACCAAGCAGCTCGACAAACTGGCCGACGTGGTAGCCGCCTACTGCAAGGCCTACGGCGTGCCCGCGATCTACCGCAACGCCGAAGACCTCAAAGCAGGCCGCTGGGGTATCTCAACCCATGCCGACGCGGCTATCGCCTGGCGCGAGACCGACCACACCGACCCCGGCAAAGGATTCCCCATGGACGTACTCGTAGATAAGGTCAACGCATTGCTGCACCCAACACCAGTTCCACCACCCCCACCAGCCCCCGTTGAGCCGGGCGTGAAGTACCCCAGTCTGATCGACGGCCGCCCACTGCGCTACAGCGAGTTCATCCGCTTCATCGACGAGAAGGTCACCCGAATCTACGACGACATGATCCTTGACCCAAAGGACATGAACGTGGCCGCCCTGTACACCGGCATCCAGGGGGAGGCGTACCCCTCATACGTTGACCCGAGCAAGTCATTCACCCTCGACCAATACGTTCGCCTGATCGACTTCAAGATTGACGCAATCCGCAAAGAATTAGACAAGCAGAGCGTGCAGTCATGAGAAATGTGCTATTCAAAGCGGCAGTGCTTGCGTGCCCGTTAATCCTGCTTGTGCTCACCATGGCGGGCGTGATCGGCACCGAAGGTCTCGTCTCGTTCGCGGCCGGGTGGTGCCTAGCAGTCTGGGCCGCCACCCTCGACATGAAGCGCCGGGGGTAGGCGTGAAACCACCCCCATTTGACCTGCGAGCACCACCCCGAGATAATGGTGGTGTACCAAGCAAGGACAACAACGGGAGGAACCATGAAGACCAAAATCGTCGTCGCAAGCTACGCATTCACCACCCTGTTTCTGACACTACTGGCCGGGGTGATCGCATAATGTTCATCGCAGGTGTCGCCTTTGGCTTCATCGCCGGGGCACTCGCAGCAACCATCGAGCACACACGAAAGGATAACTAAAGTGCTTACACTACAAATCGTCGCATTGGTAGCATCAGGCTTCGTTATTGTCGGCTACGCTATCGCCGACATGATCGCGCCACACAAAATCATCCGCAGCGCACAAGCAGATCCAGCGGGGGTGAACAGAAAGTGAGCATTATCGCATGGCTGGTCTTATACGCAGTTATCGTTATCGGGGTCGCCACCGCGAACATGACAACCCTCGCACTGATCGGGTACGTGATGAGGCACAACGAGGACAAGTGAAGCAGCCAGCGACACAAAACACCAGGCCGTGGCAGGCAGTAGCACGCTCTACAGTCGCCACGGCCGTTGGCCTGCTACCGATCGTGCCTATCGTCGTTGACGCATTCGACATTGAAGCTGTCCCCTTTGCGGTGACCGCAGTCGCATGCTCGGCGGCGATCACACGTATTCTGGCCACACCGGAAGTAGAATCGTGGCTACGCGCCAACCTGCCGTGGTTCGCGGCAGGGGCGTACGACGACAACATCCAAGCAATTGAAGGAAGGCAAGTATATGGACAAGCTTCACCTCGTGGCAGCGCAAGCACCGGCGGCGCAGCCGAAGGGTCGGACAATTTCAGGCCTGATTCTCCCGTTCAATAAGCCCGGCTACACCTCATCCGGCGCAGTGACCGTGCTTGAGGGCACCGTCCACTGGCCCGAAGACGTCAAGCGCGTCAAGCTACTGCGGGACCACTCCACAGACACCGGCTTCAAGCCCGTAGGCTACGCCGAGCAGATCGAAGAGACCTCTGAGGGTATCCGCGCCACGTTCCGCATCGCGGCCACACCGGACGGTGATGAGGCCATCGCAGACGTGAAGGAGGGCGTACGCGACGCACTCAGTGTCGAATTGACCCACACCAACGTTGACGGCGATGATACGCTTACGGCAGGTGAACTTTCAGCCGTGGCACTTGTGCCGATCCCAGCTTTCGCCGATGCTCGCGTTGACCTCATTACCGCATCGCAATACGTTGGTGGCGACAGTGAACCAGAAGACGAGTCGCCGGAAGGCGAATCACAAGAATCTGAAAATGTCAAGCCAGACACTCCCCTTGCCGAGCAGGAGGAAGTGGACCAGGATGACGACCAGGAGGAAGT